CTTCTTTATATATCTTTAGATATTAAGCACGACCAACTAATGACAGGACTCCATGACAATAAAATGCCAGAACAATTCCACCAAGGATCGCACTAATAAGTGTAGCAGTTTTATTGTGTTTGTCAATTGCTTTATCAATCATTTCCTGACACTCCTTTTTAGATACAAGGTGGTCAGGTATGATTTCATCCATCCTGTGAGACATTTGGAAGTTTCTTCATTGGATCTGGTTGTCCTCCCACTATAGCACAAGCTCTCTTGTAAAAGTAGTTGTCTGTTGTGCCGTTTTCCTCAAATTTCTCTTTGATGATTTGCCAGTTTGCCAGTTCGTCTGGATGCATGATTGGTAGAAAGAATGCCTACACACTATCTAGTGTATCAGCTTGTTACAAAAAGATTAAATATGTGGAAATTATAACGGAAGAGGTGGGATTTGAACCCACGGAGGACTTGCACCCTCGCCAGTTTTCAAGACTGGTGCCATAAACCACTCGACCACTCTTCCTATTTGACTTCAAAGTCCAGTCTACGAACCTTGCGTCTACGTCTCTCCTCTTGATAGAGAAGTTCTGTTCTAGAGAAATGACTATCAATCTTATTCTCTACGTTGTTAGATACCATTACAACTTTGTCTAAGTCAACGGCACCAACTTTGTTATCCACAACTCTTACTTGATTGGGGCAACCACAGAACTGAACTTTACTAGTGCTTGTCAGTTCTGTTGCACATTCTTTGCATCTTACGGTAATCATGGTTCATGGGCCTCCAGGATGGGGAATGGGAGATACTGGGATCGAACCAGTGACAATCTGCGTGTAAAGCAGGTGCTCTACCTCTGAGCTAATCTCCCTTTTGTTCCCTCTTTAGTTTGAAATACAGTTTGTAATACCTGTCACACATTTCTCTAAGGACATCTCTGTCTTTATCGAAACCAAGTTTCTTGGTATGTGTGTAGGAACCTTCTAACTCTGATATGAGCAGAAGAATTTCAACTGGTTTCATGTTCCTAAATCAGGAAAGCGGAGTATCGGAATCGAACCGACGACATCTAACTTGGAAGGATAGCGTTCTACCGCTGAACTAACTCCGCATAGGTGGGCCTTACATAAGAGAGGAGGTGGTGGTGGTCTCTCCCAATGCCCAGCGACTCAGATAGGATTTGAACCTATGACCGACTGCTTAGAAGGCAGTTGCTCTATCCAGCTGAGCTACTGAGTCATGTGGTAGTTCCTATCGCCGCTGACCCTGAACTACCAAGGGGATCACCGCAGTTGATTATGCTCTTTCGATACCGTCTGAGTAATCAACAAAGTCATCATACTGCTCTTGAGAGATTTCGTCAAGTGATACAACCTCTAGATCTTCTTTAGGGTCGAACCACTCATCAAACTCTGCCATAATTGCCATCATATCATAAATTCGATCAATACCTTTTCCATTGTACTCTTCAACTTTGTCGATTGCCCACTGTCGAACGTCGGCAACGATTTCTTCAGTCTCCATCATAATAGTCTTTTCGGAAGTACCTGCTGAGGATGTTACTATTGTAGTAGGCAGGTCCTCCTGTGTCAAGGGATTCGGTGAGGACTCCGTTGAGGAAGAGTTGTTTTGTTTCCTCGAAGTTTGTTTTGCCAGCTGTTTTATGTAAGCTGAGGATAGTTCTACTAAAATTTTGTCTACCCAACAATTCAATGTCTTTTTTAAGTTCTGGACAAGACCCATAATACTTTTTCCAATCGGATTCTGATTTTACTTTGCGTTTCTTTCCTTTAGGCGTTCGATGCTGGTAAAAATACTTTCTCCCAATGTATTGTCGTTGGTTGGTGAGATTGGTAATGTTATACACAAAACCATAAAAGTCGTGAATATCGTCACTAGTAAAAGGTCTCTCACCATATCTCCATGGATTTTCATAATCAATATCGATACTCATCAATAATGTTTAATACCTCGTTCAGGTATTTATGGGCAAGGTTTCTCTCTCCTTGCCACACATCCGCACCCTCCAGGTCAACTTGGTGCTTTAGTTTCATCACACGAACTTTTAGTTCTTCTTTCTCTATTTGATTTTTAGGCATGTAAGGGGAAACTACTTCCCCTATTTAAGCAAAGATCAGAGTTGGAAACCACTGAATGTGTCCTTTTTCACATCTTGCTTGATGCCACCGACCACATAAGATTCTACTTCTGTCTCCTGTGGTGCCACCTGAAGACCCTTAGAGGAGATCCAGTGCTGTGTCCAGGGCAGTGGGTTAGCAGATGCTGCTACATCGTAAACAGGCTTCAGTCCGATGCCTTTCAGACGACGATTAGCAACCCACTCAACATACTGTTGAAGAAGTTTGTCATTCAAACCAATCATAGATCCGTCTTTGAACAGATAGTCTGCCCAACGTTTCTCTTCGTTGACAGCATTATCAAATGCCTTGTAGGTCCATTCCTCTTCTTCCTTCATGATCCTTGCCATTTCAGGATCATCACCTTTCTTCCACTTGTTCAGAATGTTCTGGGTGATGGCAAGGTGTTGGTTCTCGTCTCTTGCAATAAGGGAGATGATCTTAGCGGATCCTTCCATAAGTTTAAGTTCACCAAATGCAAAAGAGCAAGCGAAACTGACATAAAAACGAATACCTTCAAGTATATTGACATTAGCAACTGCTCTGTAGAGTTTGCGTTTCAGTTCATAACGATCAAGTTGACCAGCATAGTGACCCTCTGTAGCAAGTTCCCACATAGTGCTGTTGTCATACTGATGAGCACCACTGATAAAGTCATCATATGCTGCTGTAACACTGCTAGCACGTTCCAGAATGCGATCATCAGTCACAATCTTGTCAAAGACCTCTGAAGGGTCACTGTAGATGTTCTTGATGATATAGGTGTAGGATCGACTATGGATCATCTCCATGAACCCCCAGACCTCCATACATGCCTCTAATTCAGGTAGGCTACAGTAAGGAATAAAAGCCATCCCAGGACCACGCCCTTGAATGGAGTCAAGCATAATCTGATACTTGAGGTTGCTTGTATAGATATGCTTTTGTTCTGGACGAAGTGTCTGATAATCTCCACGGTCTTTCTGTAACGAAACTTCTTCTGGTCTCCAGAAGTATCCTAGTTGTTGTGTCGTGAGTTTATCAAAGATAGGATACTTATAAGAATCATATCTTTGAATCCCCAGAGGTTTACCGAAGAACATCGGTTGCTTTTTGGTATTAACTTGTTCAGTGTTAAAGACCGTCATGCCCTTAACTTTTGTCATATTGTTGTCCTCTACGGATGAAATCTTAAACTGCACAGGATTCACACTCTCCCTCCTCGGCTTGTTCTAATTCGTTTAACAGGTTATCTAAATTTGGTTTTTCTTCTACTATCTCATCATTTTTCATATCATGAGTATTTTGATAGTAAGAGGTTTTCCAACCGTACTTATATGTAGTTAAAAAGTCTTGTGCCATGGTGGACACCGGAACTTCATTGTCAGGATATTGCTCAGGATTGTAACTCCAGTTACCAGAAATTGCTTGGTCAAAGAACTTCTGCATTACAGCAACAACGTTAATATAACCACGATTGGACTCCATATCCCAAAGAAGGGTATAGTTATTCTTCAGGGATCCATATTGTGGAACAATCTGCTTAAGAGGCCCCTTCTTGGATTTTTTAATGGACAAGAAGTCACGGGGTGGTTCAATTCCGTTTGTTGCATTTGACACAACGGAACTACTTTCCGATGGCATCTGTGCGGACAATGTTGAGTGCCTGAGACCGAACTCATTGATAGATGCCCTAAGAGACTCCCAATCATATGCTAACTCCTGACTAGAAATTTCATCCACATCCTTCTTATATGTATCGATAGGAAGAATTCCATCTGCATACTTAGTGCGACCAAAATCTGCACACCATCCTTTCTCCTTGGCAATTTGATTAGAAGACTTCAAGAGATAGTATTGGAATGCTTCTGTCAGTCCATGGACTGCATCCCATGCCTCTTGAGAGTCATACTTGAATCCAAGTTTTGCCAGATAATGTGCCAGACCAATAAAACCAATTCCAAGGGATCTGCGTGCCTTTGTAGCACGTTCTGCTGCAGCTACAGGATACTCTTGATAGTCAATCAGTTCTTCCAATCCACGGACAGAAAGGTCACAGAGATCTTCCAACTCCTCATCAGATTTGACTTTACCAATATTGATTGCGGAAAGAATACACAAAGCAATCTCACCAAACTCATCGTCAATATGATTGATAGGATCAGTAGGCAGAGTGATCTCCTGGCACAGGTTACTCATGTTCACCTTATCCTTAAAGGAGGAGTGTGAATTGCAGTGGTCGATGTTCATGATATACAAACGACCAGTCTCTGCTCTCTCCTTCAGGAGGTCCAGAATGAGTTTTTGAGCACCGATAGTTTTTCTTGGAACAGACTCGTCTCGTTCAAAACCCACATATAAGTCATCGAACCGATCAGTACCAAAGGAATCATACAAACCTGGTACATCATGCGGTGAGAACAAGCTAATTTCTCCATCCGCAATGAAACGTTCGTAGAAAAGTTTTGAAATTTGGATGGAGTAGTCAAGTTTGCGTACCCGATTATCTTCTGTACCTTTGTTGTTTTTGAGAACAATAATGTCCTCTATTTCTTGGTGCCAGATAGGAAAGTGAACTGTAGCAGAACCACCTCTGATGCCGTTTTGAGTGCAGCATCGTACAGTTGATTCAAACTTTTTAAGGAAGGGGACCACGCCTGTGTGTTGTACCTCTCCACCTCTGATTTTAGCATTGATGCCACGGATTCGGCCTGCGTTGATGCCGATTCCTGCGCGTTGTGCAACATATTTACCAATAGCCATGTCACTGCTAAAGATAGAATCGAGGGTGTCATCAACATCAACGAGAACACAACTCGCAAACTGACGCAGTGGGGTTCTGACCCCTGCCATGATTGGCGTTGGGATGTTGAGTTTGTGTTTTGAGATT